GCAGGGTCTTATCCCTGTTGTGGCTGTGACGACTTCCACGCCAGTGGTTGTAGGCAAAGGCACATCATACGATCTGGGGTTCACCATAACAAAGTGGATCAACAAGCCTGCACCGGCACCCGCTCCAGCCGCTGCTCCCGCTCCAGCCGCAAGTGACGACAACTTCGGCTTTTAAACACAAGCCGCGTCCGCTTACGTGGGCGCGGCATAATTGACATCGGGAGCGGAACAAATGAGCCAACAATATTTCAGCAAAGTCAGAGAGAGCATTGTCGCAGAAATCGGCTTGGCATCCAAGGGTGGGCGTAATGAGGCGTTGAACAAGGCTGCGTTTACAGTCGGTCGCCACGCACACATGGGATCTGGCGATCTAGACAGTACCATTCTGGACCTACACACGGCTGCAAAAGCCATCGGTCTAAGCGAGCCAGAGATTAAGACGACGATCGGGTCAGGGTTTAAGCGCGGGAGTGAGAACCCAAAGCAACTCGAAGGCAACGAGAGCGAGCCATTCGCTCCGTCTGAAATGGATCGCCTGATTGGACGCCTTGCCGCCAAAAACTTATTGGTGAGAGACGACGAAACGCGCCAGCAGAAGGTGGCCAAGGCTGTCGAGGCTTGGGAGCGTTGCGTTCCGATTACCAGAGACAACCAAGACGCAGTCCGACCGGCGCTCTTATATCTTAACAGCCGCAGCCTTCGCGCCGGCACTGCCGCCGACATAGCACGCTTCAGCCCTAGCCTGTACGGCGGGCCGGCGATCATGTTCCCAGCCACTGACGATCAAGGCACAATCTGTGGCGTGCAGGCTGTGCTGCTGACGGATGACGGCCAAAAGCGTGAGCATAACGGCATCAGCAAGTATAGCAGGGGCGCACTTGTCGGCAATGTAATGCGGATCGGCAAAGAGGAAGACGGCAACCCAATCATTATGGTCGAGGGGCCAGAGGACGCACTGTCAGTGCATCAGGCGTCAGAGGGTAGCGCCACAGTCATCTGCACGTTTGGCAAGTCTGGCCTGTCCACTTACAATGCGCCGCGCGCATCTGACGTGACGATCTGCGCGGACCCAGACTTGGATGTGGAAGCTGTCGCGGATGTTCTGCGCGGTGACGGGTCAACCGACGTGCATGTGGTTCGCTTCGACCAGCTCGGTCTGGACGGCGTCAAAGATGCCAACGACTATCTGAAAGAGGCGGGCGCACAGAAGCTGCGTGAGGCTCTGTCTATGGCTAAGCCGGTCGCAGAGGTCACACAGGAGCGGATTGAAAGCGAACGCATGTGGCCGACAGCGTTTGAACCTATTGACGCGGCACTGATACCGCCGAGGCGCTGGATCTATGGCCAGCACTATGTTCGGGGCCACGTAAGTGTCCTAGCGTCAGCCGGTGGCGTCGGGAAGACCTCCATGCAAATTGCGGAAGCTCTCGCCATTGCTACCGGCAAGCCGCTGCTGGGCGAGCAAGTTATTGAGCGCTGCAACGTCTGGGTGATTAACTTGGAAGATCCTATGGAGGAGCTTCAGCGTCGCTTCGCTGCAACCATGCAGCATTACAAGATTAAAGCTCAAGACGTGCGGGGTCGCATATTTCTAGACGCCGGACGTGATCTGAAGATGATCTTCGCCAAGCAGGACAGGGAGGGTATCAGCGTTGATGAGGAAATGGTCCAGTATATGACCGCCAAGATCAACGAGCTGGACATCGGCATGGTTTTCATCGACCCGTGGGTTGCGGCCACGCAGATCAGCGAGAACGACAACGTGGCAATGAACGCAGCGGTTGGCGCGGTTCGCTCAGTGTGTGACGCGACGGACTGCTCGACGGCTCTCGTACATCACATCCGCAAGGGCAACGGAGATGACGCTACGGTTGATAGCATCCGAGGGGCAGGGTCATTGATTGGCGCTTGCCGCGCAGCCAGAGTAATTAACAAGATAACCGAAGAGGAAGCGCAGAAGCTGGGCGTGCCAGAGTTCGAGAGCCGTGGCGTCTTCCGAGTTGATGACGGCAAATCGAACCTCGCGCCACCAGCGGCCAAGGCAGTCTACCGGCGCATGATTGGGGTGCAGATCCCTAACGGGGAAAGCGTGGGTGTCACGGTTGAATTTAAAATGCCTGACCTGTTCGACGGGGTTACTACCAAGCACGCGATGATGGTTCAGCGCGCAGTGGGTGCAGCCGAAGAGGATGGCGACCCGTACCGCGAAAACGTGCGCAGCAAGCGCTGGGTCGGCAAGGCAGTCGCCAGCACACTTGAGCTGGACATCGACAAGAAGCCGGAGAAGGCGCGGGCCAAGGCAATCGCGGAGAAATGGATACAGACTGGCGTGCTACGCCTTGAGCAGTTCGCGGACAAGCGTGCCGGCAGGGATGTGACGATCGTGTCAGTGGGTGAGTGGATCACCGGAGAGGAGGCGGGACTATGAGGCCGCTGTACGAGACGCAACAAGACAGAGACAACGAGCAGGCGCTGTCAAGCATCATACAGAGGCAGTTCAACTGCCAGCTCACAAAGATGCCGATCAAGCTGTCCCTAGACTTCATGGCCACCAGAGATGGCAGCGCCGTGGCCTTCATAGAGGCGAGGCAGCGAAAAACAAAGATGCTACAGTACCCGACGTACATGATTTCCCTGTACAAGGTTATGATGGCCAACACACTGACGCAGGCGACGGGGCTACCGTGCTTCCTCGCGGTGCAGTGGAGCGACGCCGCCGGCATATGTAAGCTGCCAGCCAAAGACATGGACATACAGACCGGCGGGACAATGCGTCGGGGTGATCCGCAAGACATAGAGCCAGTCGCATACTTTGATGTGGCTTCGTTTAAGGTGATAGCGTGATGCTATCCACAGTGTGTTTAAGTGACTGTGGAGACTGTGCTACACCGTGGAGATATTGGCCCGTATTCTCTCCACCACAGTGTACCCCTATATATAGGGTACTGTGGAGGAAGGGGATACTGTGGAGGGAGAGGACTGTGGAAGATTTAGCGTGGTGGAGTATTGGTGTTACAGGTGCTGGCAATGAAGGGGAGTGATGGCATGGTTGCGAAGAAGCAGGTGAAGAAGCCAACGGCGAAGATGATGAGGGACAGGGGTACGTTTCAGCATGAGGGTGAGACGAATACCATATCGGCTGGCGTCTGGGGTCAGCTCGCGCCACTTGATAAGGTTATGCGGGACAAGCAGAGCAAGTGGGGTGACAGTCTAACGGAGCTTGTGTCACCCGATCTGGCTGGAAGGTTTAGCGGAGCATATGAGGCGCTGAACTCAGCAGTGGAAGAGAATGACATTGTGAAGGTGAACAAGCTGGTTGGCGCTCTTATGAGGGCGTGGGACGTGCTTGAGAGTGAAGCGGAGGCTGCGGGACATAAGCCGCTGCCCGACGACGCGTTCTGCGTTGAGCTGGAGCAGGGGAAGTTTGTATGCATCGCAATGACAAATATTGCGGACTTGCGGATGCGCTACCCAAACTGGGTCGTATACTCATTCGAGGACGCAGCACGCGTGATCTCCGCCAGCTTTACGGACGCATTCTTGCAGAAGGCGTTCGAGGCGTTTCCCAAGGCGACCGTGACGCGCGTGGGGCTGAACGATGACCTTGACGATGAGATCCCGTTTTGATGGGGAAGTGTTATGTTAAACTGAATGGAGTTACACGATGGGTAAGATAGGTAAGGCAAAGATTGCAGCGCTTGAAGTGGCTGGCGAGGAAGAGATCTTCGGCATGGTGGCGTCAGGCAATAACCCGTCTGACGTGATCAAACACTTTGGCGTGGGGTGGCACATCTTTCACAAGTGGATTGCGATGGAGGATGGACGTGACGCGCGGTATCAGGAGGCTCGCGGTATCGCTGGGCATGGTTACGCATCCAAGGCGGAGGAGATAGCCGAGACGATCCACATGCAAGAGGCGAGCGTGAACAGTGCGCGCCTTGCAGTGGACACGTACAAGTGGTTGGCCGCTAAGTCGAACGACGCGTATGACACGAAGCAATCTAGCGTGGCAGTCAACGTCAGCGTGACAGATCTGCACGCGCAAGCGGCACAGTTGCTCGCGTCAATCAACGAGGCTGACGTGATTGAGGGTGAGCTTGTGAGCGACGGTGACGATGAGGAGGAAGGCGTGTGAAGGGCGATTTCGCACATCGGCTGAGCGATGCGTGCGCGGGCGCGCGGATAAGTCCAGTTCGCCCGATCGTCAAGGCATCTGGACTTAAACAATATTGCGCGGTTTTTGCATGACGTGCCGATATAGCAGCGATATGCGCGATACCCCTTATTTATATGACGATGCGGTGATGCGGTTATTTAACATAATGCTGATTATGCGACTTTTGCCGTCAGATTGCCTCGATTTGGGCCAGATTTCGGATCTGATGCCCCCCTCTCGCAAAAACGCGGGGGCATAAATGTTGACGTCCCCCTCACGCCTATTCTTGAAAAAATTTCAAAACCACAACGCAACGGAGTGATAACACTATGACAGCACATCAAGGCGGAGTAAACCCGTTTATCAAATTAATGACGCGCTACCATAGTGATCCGGTTGCGTTTGCCCGCGAGGTTATCGGGATTGAGCCTGATGTTTGGCAGATTGAGCTTCTTGACGCGATCGCCGCTCCGAAGGTGCGTCGCATATCTGTTCGTTCTGGCCACGGTGTGGGTAAATCGACTGGCGTTGCTATGGCTGCAATTTGGCATGTTTTGATGCGCCATCCGAGCAAGACGGTTGTGACGGCACCCACGTCTGCGCAGCTTTTTGATGCGTGTTTCGCTGAGATGAAGAATGTGGCCAAGCGTTTGAAGCCGCCGTTTAATAATTTGCTGGAGGTGAAGTCTGACCGGATTGAGCTGAAGAGTAGTCCGGAGAGTACGTTTATTTCTTGTCGGACGTCTAGGAGTGAGACGCCCGAAGCGTTGGCTGGGGTTCACAGCGCGAATGTTTTGTTATTGGCGGATGAGGCGAGTGGTATACCGGAAGCGGTTTTCGAGGCTGCGTCTGGTTCGATGTCTGGTGAGCATGCCACGACGGTTTTGACGGGGAACCCTACGCGTAATACGGGGTTCTTTTATGAGACGCACACGCGGCTCCGCGAGGATTGGCACACGATGCATGTTAGTTGTGTTGATAGTCCGCGTGTTGCTGATGATTTTGTGGAGGATATGAAGCGCCGGTATGGTGAGGATAGTCCGGCATACCACGTCCGCGTACTTGGAAACTTCCCTCCGTCTGAGGAGGATACGGTTATTCCTGTTTCGTTGATTGAGCATGCGATGAACACGAAGATTAGGGTGCATGATGAGACGTCGTATGTTTGGGGGTTGGATGTGGCACGGCAGGGTGGTGACAGCAGTGTTTTGTGCAAGCGTCAGGGGCCGCTTGTGCATCCCATGACTGTGTGGCGCAATTTGGACTTGATGCAGCTCACGGGTGCGGTGAAGGCGGATTATGATGCGACGGCACCATCCAAGCGTCCAATGGAGATTATTGTGGATAGCAATGGGTTTGGCGCTGGCGTGTTGGATAGGTTGCGTGAGCTTGGGTTGCCGGCGCGTGGTTTGAACGTGTCCGAGCGTGCTATGGCCAAGGATACTTATTTGAATATGAGGGCTGAGCTTTGGTTTAAGTGTAAGGCGTGGCTTGAGGGTATGGATGTGGCGCTTCCAAAGGATGACGGGTTGTACGCTGAGCTTGCGGCTCCGAGGTATATGTTTACGTCGTCTGGCAAGATGCAGGTTGAGAGTAAGGAAGCTATGAAGAAGCGTGGGGTTAAGTCGCCGGATAAGGCTGACGCGTTATGTTTGGCCCTCGCTGGTGATTTTACGACGATGGCGTATGGATCGTCGAAGTCTGTTTCGTGGCAGAAGCCACTGAAGCGCGGCATTCGGGGTGTTGTGTAGGTGACGCTAGACTTGAGCAGGTTTACGGGTTATTATAGGTCATTGGCCTTTCTCCCGCCATTTGCCTCCCAACTGCCCCGTCACGCAAACATCCTCCCGTTTCGCGTGACGGGGTTTCTTTTGGCTTGTTTCATGCTATCATGCTGCCAAATTATGATCGGACCCGACATGGCAGATACAGACTTCAGAGAGAAGATGCGCTTCAGTGAAAGCAGCGGCGACCCGACCAAGCTGACCATCTTGGACGATGGCCGTAAAATGTTTGGCGCTTATCAGTTTTCTGAGCCACGCCTAAAGGATTACAGGGAAGACACTGGCGAGGATTTCACTGAAGATGATTTCCTGTCTGACATGAGCTTGCAAGACAAGGTTATGGACTGGCATGAGCGTGATGTCATTGACTACGCAATGGACAGGGGTTTGGATCAGTATATCGGAAAAGATATTGCCGGCGTCCCTGTAGATATGCCTGCCATGATAGCGATGGCCCACATCGGCGGCAGAAAGGGTATGCGCGACTTTATTCAGAGTGGCGGCAAATCTGACGCTAGTGACCAGTTTAAGACGCGTATTTCTGACTACGGTAAGAAATTTTCCGGCGTTGACCCATATAGTTTGACGCCCATGCGTCCGCAGGCTCGCCCGCAGGGATTACTTGAGATGTCACCGCGCCCTAAGATGCGGCCACAGCCACAGCCGCAAGGTTTGCTTAATGTGATGCCGCCCGCGCAGCGGATGCCGCCGCGTAATAGCGGATCTCTTATCTGATGGCAGTACAGAGAGTTACTCCCAATGTTCTTGAAGGCATTTTAGATTATCTGTCTAATCAGGCCAATTGAGGGGATAGGGAAACTCAATGTCAATCAGTCTACACACCAGAGCGTCAAGCTCATCCACACCCTCTTCGTTTAAGCCAAGTTCTTTGGCCTTTAGCGCAATAAGTTCTCTGACCAAATCTGGGTCTGATAAAGCATCTATCATGTTTCGCTCCTTTAACGCTTGCACTGCTACCATGATGCTACCGACATTTCAAGAAGGACGTTACAATGGATAAATATGCAACCGAGATCTCTGATGATCTTGAGGAAATGACGAACCCTGACCAGATGACGGATCAGGAGTTGCAGGGGATCGTCGGCAAAGAAATTGACGATTCGATTGACTACATCGACAACTGGGTTTCGCCGGTTCGTGCTACGGCCACGCAATATTATCGTGGTGAGCCGTTTGGCGATGAGGAAGAGGGCCGCAGCCAAGTTGTGAGCATGGATGTACGTGATACTGTACAATCAATTATGCCATCGTTGATGCGGATCTTTCATGGTTCTGATCGGACGGTTGAGTATGTGCCGCAAGGCGCTGAAGACGTTGCGTCTGCCAAGCAGGCTACAGAATACGCCAATTACATCATAAACCGCGACAACAATGGCTTCTTGGAGATGCACAGCGCATTTATGGACGCCTTGGTTCGCAAGGTTGGCATTCTCAAGTGTTATTGGGAAGATAAGACTGACTTTGAGACGATTGAGTACACCGGCGTTGATGACAACGCGCTGGCGGCACTCATGGCAGATCCAGACGCTGAAGTAGATATTGATATAAGTGAGCCGGTTGGCGAGGCTCAAATGGACCCCATGACCGGCCAGATCATAATGCCGCCAATGGTTCACGATCTGCGCGTCACTTACACACGCCCAGACGGACGTGTTAAGCTAGAGGCGTTGCCACCGGAAGAGTTCTTGATTTCCCGCGAGGCTAAATCTGTTGAAAGTGCAGATTACGTCGCACACCGCCGTATCGTAACCGTGTCCGAGCTTGTAGCTATGGGCTACGATTACGACGAGGTTTACAACCTGTCGTCATCACACGACGACATGGACACCAATGTTGAGCGCAACACGCGCAACCCAGCGCTAAGCAATGACATGAACTCTCGCAGCGATGCAGCGATGCGCAAGGTTTTGTACGTTGAGAGCTACATACGCGTCGATTTTGATGGCGACGGCATCGCTGAGCTTCGTAAAATTTGCACGGGTGGTGACGGCAACGTCATTTTGAGCAATGAGCCGTGCGCGATGGCTCCGTTCGCCACACTTTGCCCAGATCCAGAGCCGCACGACTTCTTCGGAATGAGTATTTTTGATACCGTAGCCGATATTCAGCGGATTAAGTCTGTCATCATGCGCAATACGCTGGACAGTCTGAGCTTGAGCATTCACCCACGCATTGCCGTGGTTGAGGGCATGGTTAACATGGACGATGTTATGAACACCGAAATGGGTGCCATCGTCCGTCAGCGTGCCGCCGGCCAAGTACAGCCGCTCACCACTCCATTCGTCGGGCAGCAAGCGTTCCCTGTCTTGCAGTACATGGACGAAATCAAAGAGGCGCGCACTGGTATTTCCAAGGCGTCTAT